ACATCATCTGCATCAACCGCAACTACAAAAGCTAGTGAAGCATCAACATCTGCAACCAATGCAGAAAATGCAAAGAACGCAGCAGAGGCAGCATTAGATACGTTTGATGATAAATTTTTGGGAAGTAAATCATCTGATCCAACAGTAGATAATGATGGTAATGCACTTACAGATGGTGCTTTATATTTTAATACAACTTTAAATGTTATGAAGGTTTATGACCTTGGTAATACACAATGGAAACAATTAGTACCAACAACATCACAACAAGCAAACATTGATACAGTTGCTGCTAACAATGCAAATATTACAACTGTTGCAGGACAAATCACACCAACAAATAATATTTCATCGGTTGTTTCAAACGCAACAAATATAGGTTTAGTAGGTGGTTCAATAACCAATGTAAACTTAGTAGGTGGTTCAATAACAAATGTTAATGAAGTTGGAAACAACATGGGTACAGTTAATGAATTTGGTGAAAGATATAGAGTTTCAAGTTCTGCTCCAACTACTTCATTAAATGTTGGTGATTTATATTTTGATACAACCCAAAATGAACTTAAAGTTTACAAATCAAGTGGTTGGAGTGCTGCGGGTTCTACTATTAATGGTACATCAGCAAGGTTTACATACACAGCTTCTGCTAATCAGACAGTATTTACAGGCTCGGATAATAATGGAAACACCCTCGCTTATGATGCGGGTTTTGTTGATGTTTATTTGAATGGTGTAAAAATGGTTAATGGAGTTGATGTAACAGTAACTTCAGGTAGTTCAGTTGTGTTAGCTTCAGGAGCTAATGCGTCTGATACAGTAGATATAGTTGGATTTGGTACGTTTAATGTAGCTTCTATTGCAGCATCATCAATAACTTCAGGGACTTTAAATAATGATCGTTTACCTTCACCAACATTAGTTGTTAAAGGTGATGGTTCAAGTGTAGATGGATCTATACAATTAAACTGTCATGTTAATACTCATGGTGTAAAAATAAAAGCACCACCTCACTCTGCTGGACAATCATACACTTTAATATTACCTCAAAACACAGGTACAAATGGACAAGTATTAGCAAGTAATGGTTCGAGTACAAATCAATTATCTTGGATTGATGCAACAGAAACAAAACCTACTGTAGCAAATGTTTCACAAACAATATCACCTGCTACCGCAACTACAATAAGTATTACAGGAACAAACTTTGTATCTATACCTCAAGTTGATTTTATTAATGGTTCTACTGGAGCTATAACAAGAGCTAATACAGTTTCATTTACAAACGCTACAACATTATCTGTTAATGTTACTTTAGCGGCAGGAAATTATTATGTAAGAATAGAAAACCCAGATGGTAATGCTGGAAGGTCTACAAATAACATTATTACAGCATCTACAGCACCAAGTTTTTCTACAGCAGCAGGTTCTATAGGAACAGTTGGAGCTGGAGAGTCAGTATCGTTATCAGTTTCTGCGACATCAGATTCATCTGTAACAATAACAGAAACAACATCAGTATTAACATCTAATGCTAACACTCCAGCAGCAACTATGAACTTGAGCTTGGCATCAAATGGTAATATAACAGGAACAGCACCAAGTCCTACAAACTCTCAAACTTATAATTTTACTTTGAGAGCTACAGACGCTGAGGGACAAACAGTAGATAGAGCATTTTCAATTACTATATCAGTAGGTGCAACTGGAGGAGGACAGTTTAACTAATGGCTAGCACATATTTAACAAAGGTAGCACCAGCAGCAGGAAATAGAACTAAAGGTACTATTTCTATGTGGGTAAAAAGAGGCAGCTTAGGTAGCACCGAATATCTTTATACAGAATATCTTAACAGCACAGATCATGGAGTTGTTTATTTTTCTGGTGCAAATGGTTTAAACATAAAAAGTGTTAATGGTAATTCAGCAGAAATGCAACTATCTACTAACAGAAAATTTAGAGATATAAATGGTTGGTATAATTTAGTTTTTGCTTGGGACACATCACAAGTAACTGCATCAGATAGAGTTAAAATGTATGTAAATGGAGTTCAAGAAACTTCATTTAGTACAGCTACTTATCCTTCTCAAAGCTCTAATTTAAAATTTGGGATTGGTTCACCAAGTGGAAATAATTATAACATTTATATTGGAAGAAAAGGTAGTGCTTCAGACTATTTTACTGGTTCTATGTCGCACTTTCATAGAGTTGACAACCAACAACTAACACCATCAACATTTGGTTCAACAGACAGCACAACTGGTGAATGGAAAATAAATACTTCACCAAGCATAACTTATACTGGTTCTAGTAGTCATAATTTTTTTATTTTAAAAGATGGTAATTCAGTAACAGACCAATCAGGCGAAGGTAATAATTTAACAGTTGGCGGTGGTACACTTACAAAAACAGAGGATTGTCCAAGTAATGTTTTTGCTACTTTAAATCCTTTAGACCAAGCTCAGATTAATACTAAACCTACATTGGCTAGCGGTAATACTCAATGGACAGCATCAGGTAATTCTTCATCAAACTGTTCAATAAGAGGAACAATAGGTAATTCAAGTGGAAAATTTTATTTTGAAGCAAAACTTTTAGAAGCAAGTAATGCAGGATTTGGTATGCACAGAATTAATGAGGGTAATTGGTATGATAGTACTGGTTACATGGGAAATAATGGTGGTTTGAATGGCATACTTTTTACAGGTACTGATAATATTCGTTCTATAGTTAATGGCACAAATAATGGTTCTAGTTTAGGCACAGTAAGTAATAATGATATTATTGGTTGTGCTTTTGATTTAGATAACAAAAAATTTTATTTTCATAAAAATGGAACATATATTTCAATAGGTGGAAGTGTAGGTGATCCAACATCAGGTTCAACTGGCACAGGTGCTTTTGGAACTTTAGGTAATGGACTTAATAGTTCAACAGCTCTTTATGTTCCTGCGGTATGGAATGAATCTTATGGTACTGCATCAAGTGTAGCATTTAACTTCGGCAATGGCTACTTCGGAACAACAGCAGTATCAAGTGCAGGAACTAACGCTAGTAATATCGGAATATTTGAGTATGATGTTCCAACAGGTTATACTGCTTTATCAACAAAAGGATTAAATTTATAATATGGCTTATACAACAATTAATAAACCTACAGATTATTTTAATACTAAACTTTACACAGGAAATGGCTCTACAAATGCAATAACAGGAGTGGGATTTCAACCTGATTGGGTTTCTATTAAAAGAAGAAGCGGTGGTGCAGCTAATGGTGGTGTTTTTGATGCTTTAAGAGGAGTAACAAAACTTATAAGTACAAGTACGAATGATGCTGAACAAACTAGAGCAGATAGTTTAACAGCATTTGGTACTGATGGATTTACTTTAGGTGCTGATTCAGGAAATTATGTAAATGGAAATAGTCAAACATTTGTATCATGGAACTGGAAAGCAGGAACAACTGGTTCTGGCACAACAACTGGATCAGGATATGGCAAAGCGTATTCTTATTCTGTAAGTACAACAGCAGGATTTTCTATAGTTAAATATAAAGGTAATGGTTCAGCAGGACACACAATACCACATCATTTAGGCACAACACCTAGTCTTATTTTTGTTAAAAATTTAGATGCAGCTCAATCTTGGTTAGTAGGAAATACTCATTTAGGTTGGACAAGAAATTTACATTTAAATGAAAGTGGAGTTATAGAGACTACATCAAATATATGGAACGACACAGCACCTACTTCAACTGTTTTTACTGTGGGAACAAACTCAAAATGCAATACTGATGATGCTGATTATATAGCTTATGTATTTGCAGAAATAACTGGTTATAGTAAATGGGGTAAATATTATGGTACTAATAGTACTGATGGAGCATTTTTATATACTGGTTTTAAACCAGCTCTAATGATTTTAAAAAGATTAGATGGACAAGCTAATTCTTGGTTAATATTAGATAACAAAAGAGATACTGACAATTTAGTTGAAAATTATCTTTTTCCATCAGAAAGTGATGCAGAAGGTAATGGTTCAGGAAGTCAAGGATGGGATTTTTTATCAAATGGAATAAAACAAATAAATACTTATGGTTCAGCAAATCAGGCAGCAAATTATTTCTTTATTGCTTTTGCAGAGACACCATTAGTAGGAACAAATAACATACCATGCACAGCGAGGTAATATGACAAAAGCAAGAACAATAGCAGATTTAGGAACAGGTTTTGTAAACATAAGTGATACAGGTACTGAAGGCACTAAAGTTGCATCTGGTACAACAGCACAAAGAGGATCAACAACAGGACAAATTAGATTTAATACGACTACAAGTGTTGCAGAATATTATGATGGTTCAGGTTTTAAAATTATAGATACACCACCTACTGTTACTGCGGTAAGCAAAACATTAATAGATAGTAATTCAGGAACAACATCCGATATAGTTATAACAGGTACACTTTTTGCTAATGGTGCAACTGTTTTACTTATACCCGCTTCTGGTTCAAATATAACACCTAACAGCACAACATTTAACAATACAGCTCAAATAACTATTACTGTAACAGATAGTAATTTTGTTAATGCAAATGAACCTTATGCTGTTAAAGTTACAAATCCATCTGGCACAAGCGCAATATTAGAAAGTGCCATAAATGTTGATACAAGTGTTGCTTGGTCAACTTCTGCTGGATCATTAGGAACTATTCAAAGTGATACTACAGGAAATCATTTTACAGTTTCAGCAACAGATTCAGATGGTGATACAATCACTTATTCAGTTCTATCAGGTTCATTGCCGGGTGGCTTAAGTTTAAACTCTAGTACTGGTGTTATATCAGGTGATCCTACAGACGTAGTAAGTTCAACTACAACAAATTTTACTTTAAGAGCATCTACAACAAATGCTAATGCAGACAGAGCATTTTCAATAACAGTTACACCCCCGCCAGTTCCAATAGATTTTTTAGTAATAGCGGGAGGTGGTTCAGCAGCTAATAGTGGTGAGCAACATACTGCGACAGGAGGTGGTGGCGCAGGAGGTATGAGAAGCTCAGTTGCGGCTACAGGCGGAGGTGCTAGTCCCGAAACAACCCCTACTGCTCAACCCGGAACAGTTTTAACAATCACTATTGGAGCAGGAGGTGCAAAAAGTAATAGTTCTTTTGGTTCAGGTTCAAGTGGTTCAAATAGTTCAATAGCAGGAACAAACAGTTTTACAACAATCACCTCTATCGGAGGAGGTAAATCACCCGGTTATGGAACTACAACAGGAGTTGCAGGAGGATCGGGAGGCGGAGTTGGTCAATTCCCGGGAGGGGGAACAGGCGGTGCAGGAACTGCCGGTCAAGGTTTTGCAGGCGGAAATACAAGTGTTAAAAGTCAATCCTATGGAGTTGCTGGATCAGGCGGTGGCGGAGCAGCAGCAGCAGGATCAAATAATAGCGGCTCTACTGGAGGAAATGGAGGCAATGGTGCTTCAAATAATATTACAGGATCAAGTGTTACTTATGCTGGAGGCGGAGGTGCGGGAGGCGCATCGGCTGGGTCGGGAGGCTCAGGTGGAGGCGGTAATGCTGGAGCTTATAATGGTGGTATGGGAAGTGATGGAGCTACGAATAAGGGTGGTGGAGGCGGTGGAACCGGCTCTGACCAAAACGATGGTTTTAATCAAAGAGGAGGAAATGGTGGTTCAGGTGTAGTGATTATAAGAGTACCTACAAATAGATACTCTTCAACATCAACAGGTTCTCCAAGTGTTACAACATCTGGTTCAAATACAATATTAACATTTAATTCAAGTGGGACTTATACAGTATAGGAGATTTTATGGCACATTTTGCAAAATTAGGAGCAGGTAATATAGTTGAAAGAGTTGAAGTAGTTGCAAATGATATAGCAACAACTGAAGAAAAAGGAATAGAATTTTTAAAATCTCTTCATGGTAATGATACAGTTTGGGTACAAACATCTTATAATAGTAATATAAGAAAAAATTATGCAGGAGTAGGTTATACTTATTATCAAAATTTAGACGCATTTATAGAACCAAAACCTTTTGATAGTTGGATTTTAGATCACGAAACTTGTTTATGGCAAGCTCCAACACCACACCCTAATGATGGTAAAAGATATTCATGGGATGAAGATAATAAAACGTGGTATGAATTTTAATCTAAAATGAAATACATACTAAGTATGATACTTTGTAGCGGTGTTGCTACATCATGCTTAGAACCAATACCTTTAGAAGATATATTGTATGATGATGTTTATTCATGTATGATCGCTGGTTATAAAGAATCAAGTTCTAAAATAATAGAGATAGGACCTGATGATGTAAATGAATATGAGATATATATAAAGTTTTATTGCAGAGAATATTTAGAGGGAGTCAATGCGTAAAAAAAAGAAAATTACAAGCAAAGATTATGGAGAGTTATCGGCTGGAGTTAGACTTTCAACACATGAGAAAGTTTGCGCAGAACGAATGAAAACATTATTTAAAGCAATAGATGAAATGAGATTAGAAATAAAACAACTAAGAACAGATGTATCAAAAGGGAAAGGAGCAATTAATTTATTAATTATATTAGGTGGACTAGCAGGAGCTTTGCTAGGCTACTTCAAATGGAATGGTTAGGCACTCCTCAACAATAGCAGGACTAACTAGCGAAATCACAGCACAACTTAAATTTGCCAAAGACCCAAACATTTTAGTTTTTACACCATTAGGAGGTCTTGGTCCCATTGATATTATAACTCTAAATATTAAAACAGGTGAGTATAAAGCCTATGATGTAAAATCAAAAAACACTAGAAAAAAAGATTTTATGGCTAAAGATGGATATAAAAGGAACACAGTTGGATCATTGATAAATAGACCTAAAAGTGATATACAAAAAAAATTAAATGTTGAAATTATATATGTGGATTAAATAACTAATATGCTGCCATACAATATATTATTTAAAATAGGCTCTAAAGCAGTAGGAACTTATATGAACAGACGAGCAGAGAAGAGTGAACGTAAACATCAAATTGCTCTTCAAGAGATGCAAACTGGTAACGAAAGAGCAAAAAGAAATGGATCATTAATATTAGATTTAGTGTTAGGTGCATTTATATTAGCACCATTAGGTATACTTGCTTATGCTACATTTTATGGTGATATGGCTATGTTAAAAAAAGTAGAGTTTTATTTTGAGCAACTTAAAAATATACCAGAGGTTTATTTATATTTAATTTTTATTGTAGTGGGTGGCAACTATGGAATATCTGTTACTAATTTATTGTCCAATAAAAAATTTAAAAAATGACAATAGCTGCCTTTGATCCCTCTTTATTATCTAACTATGAACAACCTAAACATTTATTACATTTTCAATGGAAAAATTCTGATACTAAAATTTATAGATATGCTTTAGTTGAAGTAATTGATATAACTAAAATAGATCATAAAACAAAAACTAAACAAGATGAGAAAGGATTAAAACAAAAGGATATATGGTTAAAAAAATATTCGTACAACAATACAGTAAAAGGGTAACACACTTATCCCAACAAGGCTATGGCAAGAAAAAAATTCAACGTAGAAAAAATACCACACGAAAGAATACCAAAAAAAACTAGCATTGGTCGTAGACCTAAGATGAGTTCTATGAACAAAAGTCGCAAAAGGTCTTGGAAATCTTACAATAGACAAGGTAAATAAAAAATTATAGTATATAAGGGGAGGGTAATTATGAATAAAATAAAAGAAGTATTAAAACACTTTTGGTCAGATCATAAAATTGTATCAGGTGTTATTATTTTAATTATTGTTATAGCAACTATATTGTAATGAAGATCAGCGAAAGTACATCAGTAAGTATGCCAATCAAAAACATGTTGGCTATTATTGCTGGAATTATCGCTGGCGTAATCGGTTACACAGAACTTACTGCTAGACTTACATCTCTTGAAACAAGTCGTGAGCTTATGCAATCTGACCTGCTCAAGGCTTCCGATCAGAAGCCAGTAGATCAGGAGCAATTTTTGATTCAAGAATCACTAGCATCTGATTTGGAAAAGACTATAGTGCGTGTAGATGAGATGATGCACAATGGAGTAAATATCTCAAGAATGATGAAAGATATTGAAAGATTGCGTGAAGATGTTGAAAAATTAAAAGATAAGGTAAGAGAAAATGGAAGTAGTTATAGCACTAATAATGTTTCTAAATAATGAGAGAGTAGAATTTACTTATAAAGATACTTTATCTTCATGCCTAAAGTCAAAGCGCATAGCTCTGCGTGAAGTAAATCCGCAGCGTGTAAGATTTGAATGTAAAAAAGTCAAAGCACAAATGGAAATATACATGGGTCAAAAAAAAATTACAAAGATTATAGATTAATATGGCAATAGATAAATCAAAAATGAAATGCAACACGCCTAAAAGACAAGTTCAAGGTGGTAAAAAATTTGTAGTCAAAGCATGTAAAGGTGGCAAATCAAAAATTATCAGGTATGGAGATGCCAACATGAAAATTCGTAAATCGAATCCAGCAGCTAGAAAAAGTTTCAGAGCAAGACATAGATGCAATACAGCAACTGATAAATTTACAGCACGTTATTGGTCTTGTAAAAAATGGTAAGAAAGACTTGGAATAAAACCAAAGATAGAATTTTTGTTTGTGGGTACTGCAATATGTGTGAAAAAGAATTGTTGAATAACGAAGGTGGATGGATTATAAATGCAGAGAAGAAACACTTTTGCCACGATGGTCGTGATGGAAGTTGTTTTGATAAATACTGTCATAAAAAAAAGGAGGCACAATGCCGGGACACTATGGAAAAAAAATGAAGAAACCAATGGGTAAAAAAAAGAAAATGGATAAGAAAAAAAATAAAACAAAAATGAAAGCGAGTAAAAGATAATGCCGGGTAAAGGTAAAAAAAAATATACTAAAAAACAAATGAAGATAGCTCGAGTTGCTGAACCTAGAGATAAGATTACAAGAGCTGACTTTGCAAAGTTAAGAAAAGGTAAAAAGAAAAGATATGGCTAAACTTTGTGCAAAAGGTAAAGCTGCTGCTAAACGAAAGTTTAAAGTATATCCATCAGCGTATGCAAACATGTACGCTGCTGGTGTATGTAGTGGTAGAATAAAACCTAAAGGTACAAGAAAAAAAAGAAAGTAATGTCAAAAGGTTTACGATCTTGGGTAAGAGCTAATTGGGTTGACATTGCTAATCCTAAGAAAGGTGGTGGCTTTCCCAAGTGTGGTAGGAGCAAAGGAGAGAAGAGACGTAACTATCCTAAATGCGTACCTGCTGCAAAAGCTAGAGCTATGACACCTGCACAAAGACGTGCTGCTGTATCAAGAAAGAAAACTGCTGAGAGACGACCAAGAAAAGGTAAGAAACCTAATTATGCTAGAACTTAATTAGTTCATTATACTCATCCCAAATAGTTTGAGCAGGATCCCAATAATATTTTTGTTGTAGTTTCATTTGTATAGCATAGTTTACTGTGGTGTGGTCTTGACCAAATATTTTTCCAATACTTGATAAGTTCATTTTATATTTATCATATAAAATATTTTGACAGATGTTTCTTGATCTAACTACATCTCTTGATCTTACTTTACCAAGTAAATCTTTTTTACTTACCTCATATCTTATACAAACTTTGTTAATTATAGAATTAAGTATATCTTGTTTTGGCTTCGAGAACTGATAAAGAATTGGTCTATTAACCCAACTATATTTACTAATTGGTTTTTGCTCTGTTAGTTTGATACCTTTCTTTTTATTTTGTTGAGCTTGTTTGTAACCATTTATAAAACCATCTTCATATAATTTTTGTTCAGCATCTGTAAAAAGATACCATGCCTTTTTATGAACATAGATAAAATAATTGTTGCCTTTATCTTTGATATGTTTTTTGCAAATTGTTTTTAATAGAGCCATAGAATCCCCTCGGTCTTTGTTGTTTTTTTTATAATTTTAATGCTTATCGCATCAACATTTCTTTAGTTCTTTCAATCTTCCAAATCAATCTAAAACTATCTTTCTTATACTTCTTAGCTTTATCTTGAGTCTCAAGAAACTTGCTATGTTTCTTTGCTTGCAAATCCCTGAGTTTTTGGAGTCGTTGTCGTAACTTGTCCATCCTTCTCCTTTTTCACTTTGGTGAAGTCTATCTTTACTCCAGTAACTTCACATTCTACTAACTCTCCCTGTGCGTTGGGATCAGCAGCCTTTTCAACACTCTCAAATCTTTCAGACAAAATAAAATTTGCCTCGCCTGATTTAATTCTAATATAATTACTCATCTTTATCCTTTTTGTCTATAGTTTTTTTATGTAGGTTTTTAGCCATTTTTGTATAGATTTCCAAGTCATCATAGTTATCACTCTTAAATTTTTTTGTAGTCCTAAATAATTTTAACCCCATCATAAGTTGCGCAACTTGATGTGGTTGTATATCATCTTTTAAAATATCATGCAAAATAACATTGAATATTATTGCAAGTAATCTGAAATTCTCATCATAATCACCATAATCTTTTTGGCGATCTGCCATAATTTTTTTTATTTTTTGTTCGTTGAGGTCTATTGTTGTCATAAATTAGGGGATGAGGCAGAGAAAACAACTAAAGAGAGAGCCGAAAGGATGACTCAAAAACTCCGCCTCATCAGACATAAGTCTTATAAATAATTACAACTTATGTTCTTGTTATTTAGCATAAGAACCCGGTTTTGCATAAGGTTTTTTGTATGCAAATTTTGGTGTTCCTCCACCTCCTGAACCTTGAGAGGGAGATTTTTCATTTGGTGTTAAACAAATTGTCAAACCACCTGTCGGTTCACCATTCTCAGCTAATTCGTCAAAACCAGCTTGGCTGTACCATTTACCATTTATCTCAACGCCAATAGTCCAGTTCTTATCTGGTCTTTTTAAGTTTGGCGGTGCAACATAACTTGGTTGATTAGGTGCAGTTCTTTTCTCGTTTGGTATGAGTTTAATATATATTTTTTCACCCATTTTTTTTTGCTCCTTGATTGTTAAGTTGTAACATCCTAACGTCATAACGATCCATCAAATCTCTATAAACCGCAGGATGTCTTGTTAATGCAACATTGAACTCTTCCGCAAAGGAAACATTTTTAATGTAATGTAACCTCGTTGGATGTTTTGCTTTTGATATAAGTTCAATGATGTGTTCTACTGGTGTACCCAACAACTTAACTTTTGCGAGAGATGCTATATAAGTCATTCCCGATACAGAGTTAGGATGTTCAATTACATCAGCACTTCCTCTTTCTTTTAAAGGTATGCCTATGTGGTCATACTCCTCTTTTGAGGTAATGTTATCATCCATTACACCAAAGAAAGATAAAGCTCTTGATAAGCTAAAAGTTTCAGCACACTCAAATGAATTGGGTTTGTTTCTGAAAACTTTAGCATGTCCGGTTGATAGTATTAAACCATCTTTATCTTTTATTTCTGTGTAGCCGACATAAAAATCATCAAAAGATTTGATGCTAGTTTTTATACCTATCTCGCCTACAAACTCTTCAATAAAATATTTGATTTTACTTGCAGCTTTGATGCAACTTTTACCTGTCTCTGGATCCATGTAAGTTCCATCTTCTTTGCACTTATCTACTACTTTTGCTATTCTTAATTTTAAATTTTCCATAATATTCCTTTAGTTGTTTTTTTCATTTATTTAAAATGGTAACAAACCCCATACTTTTTGTGCATAAATAAAAGTATAAGTGCCTATTACTTTTCCTTTGTATATTAACCAAGACATGTTTCTCCTTTTTGTTTGTTGTTAGTTTATCCCCACAATTTTTTAATTATTTGTAGTTGTTCTTTACTTGCATCATTCATGGTCCAATGTGTAATGTCAGGTCTTTCAACTAACTCAGCCATACGCATTGGATCACCATTACTTAATAAAAGTAATCTTTGTATAGTCTTAGCCTTCTTAATCATTTGGTCTAAGTTATAATCTAAATAATCTTTTGATAGTTTTTCATGTGTGTCATCAAAAATAATAAAGTCTTTATCGTTTGCGTAAAATAAAAATGGAGTCTTGTTGCTAGCCTTTTTATAAAAGGCAACTTGAGGTATGTTCTCTTCATCTGGTTCTTTTGGTAATGTTTGAGTATATATTTTTAAATCACCTTTAATAAATTTTGCAGTAGGTGGTTTTGTTTTACACTCAGCAAAATCATAATCGGTTTCAAAATCCACACGACCAGTTATTCCTATAATTAAATCTTCAAGTATCATGCTTACATATCTCTCACATGTTAGTTCTTTATCTTGAAATATATTTTTAACCGCAGCTAAAATGTTTGTGATTGTTTCATGTATGTGTTGTTCTATTTGTTCTCTTATCTTTTTATCGTTATCATCGTATGGTTCTTTAAGATATTTATTGTATTCAAATTGAAATACTTTTTTGTAATCTCTTTCTAATATTTCTTTTCTATCAGCTCCCTCAAAATAATACTTACCAATTAATTTTTGCGCTACATTATTAGCACAGCTACCAAAGCCAAGTTTATATCTCTTCTTGTCCTTTCTTCTTTGATCCTGTTTTCTACAAAAATAATCTACTATCCACATTGAGATAGGTTTGTATCTTTTGGAGAGCTGAGAAAAACTAAAATGATCTAAGCCTTCGCCACCTGATAAGAGCTTAAATATTTCGTTTGGTTTTTTCATAGTTGTTTTACTCCTTATAGTCTATTATATACCAGTTTGTCTAGTGTTTTTTTTTATTGATTTAACTTGCCAATATGGCTATAACAAGGCAACCGAAAGGATTTATGAGACTCAAAGATTGGATAAAAAAGAAAGGTTATAGTTATTCAGAAACAGCAAATGTTTTGAAAATACATAATTTTAACCCAGCAACAAACATTATTCGTTATGCCAAAGGTGATCGTATACCTCACCCAGATTTTATGTTGAAGATAAAAAATGGCACGAACAATGAAGTTCAACCAAATGATTTTTATGAAGAGTACTGGGAAAAAAATAAAAAAGTTTAAATACAAAAGGGTCAAAATATACTGGCAAGATATTGTATCAAACCCGGAATGGATGACTTTAAATAAAGCAAAAGATCAAGTCTATTCTTGGTGTGAAGATACCGGGTATCTGTTATTTAAAGATTCAAGAAGAGTAATCATTTTTGCATCACATAGTTTTGATGATGATGGCGAGCTTACAGTTGGCAATATAACTGTTTACCCTAGAGGAGTTGTTAAAAAGATTGAGAAACTACAATGACCTATACTGGTATGTTTGAAGATGCGCAGCTATCATCTAAATTAAAAGAAGCTAAGAAAGAGATACAACGACAAAAAAGATATATCGAAAAACAATCTGGTATTATTCTTGCTTTAGAAAAAGACATTGAATTGAAAGACAACATTATTTTGGTTTTAAAAAATAAACAAAAAAAATAAGTGAGTGTTAAAAAATATAAAGTAAAAATATGTAATAGAAAGGATGTAAAAGACTTCATAGAAACTTGGCATTACTCTAAAAATATTAATGGTCTTAAATCTAATTATTGTTTTGCATTACTTGATAACAATAATCTTATTGGTGCTATTATGTATGGACAAATTGCTATGGCAAATGTTTGGAAAAAATATGTATCAAAAGAAAAAGATTTAATTGAACTGCGTAGGTTATGTTGCATAGATAATACACCCAAGAATACTGAAAGTTATTTTATAGGTTTTACTTTGCGTTGGTTAAAAAGAAACACAGATCACACTAAAGTTATTAGTTATGCTGATGAAACTTATAATCATCAAGGTATTATTTATAAAGCTAGTAATTTTAAACATCAAGGCATGACAAATAAAGGTAAGGTTATTGTTTATAATAACAAACTATATCATGACAAAACTATTAGAACTAAATATAATGGTAAGATTAAACCATACGCACAAAGAATTAAAACTGCATTAGATAATGGGAAAGCATATTACAAAGACACACTTGGTAAACATATTTATATTTATGAATTGAGGAAACATGGCTAGATGGACATACGCATTTAGTAATGGCAGCTATAACGATTGGCATAGACGCTTCCCTGATTTGGCTGGAATTGATATAGATTTCATAGAGGTATGTCCTAAGTGCTATCAACCATTAGCTGTAAAAGAGACATGCTATGACAAAGGTCAGGTTTATAAGGCTACTACCCTTACAAAGAGGGTCGCAGAGGCACTAGGAGTACCCGGATTTTTAGTTTTTTACACTCCTCAAGGGGTTGATATGAAATTTAGAATTAAGCGCATTACAGAGCCTGTGAGTGCGATTTACCACATGAGCCAAGACCAATGGCTAGCTTATTTATACTCGATACATGATGAGCATAGAAAGTGTTGCAAAAATGCAACATAAATATGAGCCACATATCAGGGTTAAGTTTAGTCTGTTTGAGGACTCACAATTTAGAACTATTCCAAACAAGCAACGAGCTAACGCCTTCCTTGTATTTATATGTTTACTCAAGTTTGCAAACTCTAAAACCTTGACTTGCTATCCACGCAAAGCCACCATTGCTAATATGTCTGGTTTATCTCGCACTACTGTATACAGAACCACAAAACTTTTAGAAAAAGCGGGTATTATACATAAAAAAAGACTTAAATCTACACTATTATACACAATAAATGCTAAGTATATTGTAGGTTATAGAGATGATGTTTCAAAACGAAACACTAATGTTTCAAATTGGAACACCGGTGTTTCTGATAGATCACTATTAGAAGAACTATCATATAAAACTAACATTAGTAACTTTATAAGAGTTCTTGCAGAAGGTGGTAGCGATACGAACCATATTATAGAACAGATAGCGTATGAATACCCCCCTGAACAGCTTAAGAAAGCTATTGATAATAATGACAACCCATACCTTTGTAAGAAGGCTCTTGAAATACAAGAGGAGAAAAATAAAACTTATATAAGTATTGATCCTAAGATAGTGGATAATGTGCGAAAGAAAACTAATTATTTTTATAAGAATAAGGTAGCAAAGAATAAGAAAGAATATGGCAGGGTTCAAGCAACGAAAAGTTTTCTGTCAAGGTCTGACAAGAAGAAGTAAAAGACCTTGTTTAGCAAAAGGATATTTAACAGCCAATGGAAAATATTTATGTAGGTTTCATGGCGGAAATAATATAAAAGGTTTCAATCAACCAAACTATACAGATGAAACAAGAATCAAACAACTCTCAAAGCTCAGACAGTTTAGAGACAAATCAATCCAAGAAGTTAGAGACTACTACAATAACAAAGTCAAACCTAGAATTGGAACTAATAAAAAATCAAGATATTATTATAAGCAACTTAGTAGAAGGAAAGACCCTTACAGAAATAGTGCAAGACAAAAACCTTCCTGTCTCACCGATGAGCTTACAAAAGTTTTACAGCATATTAAAGAAAAACAAAGACCTCAACGATAAGATAGTTGAGGCTCGTAAGATTGGTATTCAAACATTAATAGATAAACTGTTACAAATATTCCAATACCAAGAGGTCGAAAATCCAAATCAAATACTATGGATCAGAGAAAAAACAAAGTTTATTCAATACCTAGCTGGGAAGCTAACCGATCTTTATTCTGATAACAAGCCAATAAAACAGAATATAGATCAGAAAATTTCTGTATCTTGGACAGATACTCCTGATCTCGTTGACTTAGACGCAGCATTAGTTGATGATATAAAAGACCCCGAGCCAAAATCCAATAGCACAGGGTCTTAATTTTTAACTCAGCCATTTAATCAATACAATTTTCTTTATTGATTACATCAGACCAATCTGTATCTTTTTCAACAAACCAAATCCATGATGAGGTAACTGTTTTTGTATTCTCATAGCCAGCTACATCATCATCTATAGCACACTTTTTGCCAACCATTATCTTCTTGTTAGCGCATGCGGTCATTGTCAAAGCTAATAAAATAATCAAAACTATTTTATTCATTTGATATGTACCCCCTTTCAAAGTTTATCCTTTAGTTCTTTTAAATAATCCTCGTTCTCTTTTTCCTCGTCTGTCTTTCTATTTATTATTTTGTAAGCTATAAATGCGCCAATAAGAAGGCAACCCATAGAATAAAAGAACATTAATACACCAAAGCCAGCACTCATTTTTTACAACTCTTTAAATAGCTTTGTATTTCTCTGACCATTAGTACACACATACCAGCAAAAACATTCCATCGTTTTACCTCAGATTTTAAAACCTTGTCTGTCTCTAAATCCTTTTGAAACCTAGCCATAAATGTATTGAATCTTTTTTGGTACTTTTTAATTGCTTTATCTTTTGAGTTCATTATTCCCCCTCGTTTAGCCAGTTAGGCAAGCCATAGCTCATAGCCATGACCCCGCCAAATGTTATTAATAAACCCACAACAAAATCAAAATGAATTGCTAAGATAAAACCTAAAAAGGCTGTAACAAAGCCAAGCAATAAACAAAGTAAATTTTTCATTTTATTAGCTCCCTTCTTTTTTTATTTATCCAAAATTTAGGGTCTAGCCTGTAGTTATTTGCAGCTAGCTCCTTTTCAGTTACAATGACAAAGTTAGTACGTTCACAGTTGCAAGCCTTCCTATATGGCAAGGGGTCAACCATTGAACCGATATTATTATTACCTGTGGCTTCAAACTTATTATAAAAATCTTCAATATTATTATAAGTTGCTTGAGCTGTTACAACTTTAAAAGTTCCTGAAATTAAATACAGTTCTTTTAAAAAGTCCCTGTAACCATGCCAACAGACAGCGTTTACTTTTTTTCTTGATCCATCTTTATTTCTTGAAAATCCTAAACGCTGATATTTTTTAGATGTTCCAAGTTTTAATTTAACTCTATGACAATTACCTGATACTTGGTTCATATCTAAATCAATTCCAAGTTTACCAGCTATAGACCATAAGCTACTCTTAAATTGCCAAATGTTTTTAGTGTTATATATTTTCATTTTTATACCTCATAGTTGTTTTATGACTTTGAACGTCAAAAGAATTTTATTAACACCAAATTTCAATCCTTTGTTATCCTATCACCATCAAAAGTCGGGTGTTGGTTTAAAATCACATTCAAAGTCATATAACCTTATCGGTTATAATTATGGCAATAATAAGACAATATATGCCTTAATTTAGACATAATATTTTTATAATTTGAAAATGCGGTGTTAGTAGCGGTATGTTTTAGTCCGAAGTGAACACCGCTAAATAGATTTATCCGAATGGGTGTTAATCTCCCAGCGTGATAATCTGAGAAGTGCGGTGTTAGTAGCGGGGAATGACCTAACCAAAGCACCGCATAAAAAACAACAAGGAGTAATATAAAATGATTAAATCATTACAAGACCTTAAAAAAGTAAATAAATTATGGTTCTCACCGAGTAATAAAAAGTTTTTTAATGATATAAATTATAAACTTTTAACCGGTGGTAAATCAAAAAATAAGTTTTTAATTCAACACACTTACAGATTTTCAGATATGTTTGAAGGAGTTAAAAAAGCTGTTTATTTAATTAAACCAATTACAATAGATGGCAAGATATTACCAAGCATTCAAACAGTTGAAACAATAGAGAAAGTTAAACAATACTTAAAAATGAATTAATATTAAAGTTGGATTTTCCACATATAACCGGCATGCAGCGACCCCGCATATACAAGCGGCAATAATACTGACCTATTAAGTTAATTTATTACCATCTCGGTATATTGATAATAAAAGATTATCGGTCATAATTAATTTATACTGTAGCTTTTTGCGGTTTTTGCTTTTGTGTTATGGGGGTATACCCCTAGCATGCGCCTGTATTTTATATATATATATACATGGGACTCGAGGACTCCCTTACACACAGCCACCCTTTGACAGACCTATAAATATAAACTAAATGTAGTATATGGATGAATTTACTAAACAAGATTTAGAATCAATATGCTTTGTAGAAAAAGGCACAAACGATGTAGTATTAATGTTTCAAGGTTTCTCAAGTGAAAGATCTGCGCATTTATTTATTACATTTGCAATGCTTTGTTTAGGATTTGATTACAAACCTATTGAAGATAGACCTAGTAAAACAATCCATTAGTTATGGATATTAAAATACCTTACACGCCTCGTAAGCATCAGGCTTACTTACATAAACAAATATCTAAATTTAGATGGTCGGTCTTAGTTTGTCATAGAAGATTTGGCAAAACTGTGTGTATGATAAACCATTTAATAAGATCAGCACTCACATCTAAAAACAAAAATCCTAGGTTTGCCTATATTTCGCCAACATTTAAACAATCAAAAGCTATAGCTTGGGACTACATGAAACAGTTTACCGCCAAGATACCTTACACAAAGTTTAACGAAACAGAACTAAGAGTTGATTTACCTAATGGCTCTCGTATCACCTTGCTAGGCTCCGAGAACTCGGATAGCTTGAGGGGTATATATCTTGATGGCTGCGTAATTGATGAGTATGCAAACGTAAACGAAAAGCTATTTCCTGAAATAATTAGACCGGCTCTAAGTGATCGCAAGGGGTATTGCGTCTTTATAGGTACACCCCAAGGCATGAATAATAATTTTTATGATTTATACCAACATGCTCAAGGAGCTGAAGATTGGTTTCAATACAAAGCAAAGGCTAGCCAGACAAAGATAGTAGATCAAGAAGAGTTGACCAAAGCAAAAGAGGTTATGGGTGAAAAGAAGTTTTTGCAAGAGTTTGAATGTGATTGGATTGCAAACATAGAAGGTGCAATCTATGCAGATGAACTAGCAAAAATGGAAAACAAAAGGCAGATAAGCAGAGTTCCTTATGACCCTAGTTTACCAGTATCAACCGCATGGGATTTAGGGGTATCAGATCATAGTGCTATAATATTTTATCAACAATTAGGAAGAGCTATAAATATTATTGATTACCATGAGGAGAGAGGCAAAGGATTGCCGCATTATATTCAAATGATAAAAGATAAAGATTATGTTTATAAAGATCATTTTGCTCCACACGATATAGAAGTTACTGATTTTAGTAATGGTAAGACCCGAAGAGAGGTCGCCTATCAATTAGGTATTAGGTTCAGAGTAGTCCCCAAAATACCATTAGAAGATGGTATACATGCAACTAGCATGATATTACCTAGGTGTTGGATTGACGTTGACCATTGCAAAAACCTAATAGATGCGTTAAGACATTACCATCGGAAGTATATTGATAAAAATAGAATGTTTAGATCAAAGCCGGTACATGATTGGAGTTCACATGCTTGCGATGCCATGAGGTATCTAGCAATAGGACTACAAGAATTAAATACTAGACAAGTTGCACCACAAAGTGTAGCAGATAATAGTTATAGGATTATATAGATTATGAGTTTTTTAACACCAAAAATGCCAGCGTTACCCCCGGTTCAACCGCCACCAGAGCCACCAAGCACAGAATTAAGTGAAGCAGAAAAAGAAAGAATAGCAAAAGAACAAGCTGAGATTGAAAGAAAACGTAGAGGTAGAAAGTCAACAATACTTACATCACCATTAGGTGTTCAAGAAAGCGAAGAGTCAAAATTAAAAACTTTATTAGGATCATAATGTTTAAATTTATTAAAAAACTTTTTACACCAAAAAAACAAAAGGATGAGCATTTAGAATTATTTGAGGAGTTTCCTATTTCCGATATACAAGTTTTTGATGACTCAAGCACAGATAAAACATTTGAAAACGAAACTAAAAAAAAAGTAAAAGAAACTAAAGAAACAAAATCATCATCAACATTTGGAGTATAATTATGGGAGGATCATTTAGACCAAAAAGACCGACACCACCACCACCACCGCCAAAACCAACTCCAACCAAAGTTGAAGTTTCACAATCTGATCCTTCACCTACAGGTTATGACTCAAGAAAAACAAAAGCTAGAGGTAGAGCATCAACTATATTAAGTGGACCAGTTGGTGTTGAACAAGAAGTAACTTTAGGTAGAAAAACTTTATTAGGATATTAAATGGCAAAAACAGATTTAACAAAAAATTTACTTGCACGTTTTGATAAGTTAAAAACAGGTAGACAAAATTGGGAAACTCATTGGCAAGAAGTTGCAGATTATATGCAACCAAGAAAAGCTGATGTAACAAAAACTAGATCAAGAGGTGATAAGCGAACAGAATTAATTTTTGATTCTTCTCCAATACAAGCTGTAGAATTGTTAGCAGCATCCCTTCATGGAATGTTGACTAACCCTTCTACTCCTTGGTTTACATTAAGATATAAAAATCAAGATTTTCAAAATGATGATGAAGCAAAACTTTGGTTAGAAGGTGTAACAGATGTTATGTATACAGCTTTCAATAGATCAAACTTTCAACAAGAAATATTTGAATTGTACCATGACCTTATAACATTTGGTACAGCAGCTATGTTTATAGAAGAGGATCAAGAAGATTTATTAAAATTTTCAACAAGACATATCAATGAAATATTTATAACTGAAAACAATAAAGGTAGAATAGATACAGTATTTAGAAAATTTAAAATTACTGCGAGAGCAGCAGTACAACAATTTGGCACAGCAGTATCTCAAGATATAAGCAAACAAGCAGACAAAGACCCATACAACGATATTGAAATATTACATGCAGTATATCCAAGAGATGACTTTGATCCTACAAAAAGAGATCAAAAGAATATGCCTTTTGAATCTGTATACATAGAATATAAAAATGGAAATGAATTATCAGTATCAGGTTTCAAAGAATTTCCATTTGTAGTTCCTAGATATTTAAAAGCATCACATGAAATCTATGGTCGTTCACCTGCGATGACCGCATTACCAGATGTAAAAATGTTAAATGAAATGTCAAAGACAACAATCAAAGCAGCACAAAAACAAGTAGACCCACCATTACTTGTTCCTGATGATGGTTTTTTATTACCGGTTAGAACTGTACCGGGAGGGTTAAATTTTTATAGATCAGGAACTAGAGATAGAATTGAACCATTAAATATTGGTGCAAACAATCCTCTTGGTTTAAATATGGAGCAACAAAGAAGAGATGCAATTAGAGCTGTGTTCTATGTAAATCAACTTATGATGCAACAAGGTCCCCAAATGACAGCAACAGAAGTTATACAAAGAAACGAAGAGAAGATGAGATTGTTAGGTCCTGTTCTTGGTAGACTACAATCAGAATTATTAAAACCTTTAATAGATAGATGCTTTGCAATTCTATTTAGAAATAATCATTTTGTTCAAGCACCTGAATTTTTATCAGGTCAAGATGTAGAAATAGAATATGTATCACCATTAGCTAAAGCACAAAAATCTACAGAACTATCATCAATAACTAGAGCAATAGAAATATTAGGTTCACTTGCAAATGTTGCACCAGTATTTGATTATGTAAACTTTGATGCTCTAGTAAAACATGTTGCAGACTTAGTTGGAGTTCCACAAAAAATATTAAAACTTCAATCTCAAGTTAATGCAGAACGTGAAGCTAAACAAGAACAAGCAGCACAAATGCAACAGATGCAACAATTACAACAAGTAGCGAAAGCTGGAGGAGATGTAGCACCGCTTGCTAAAGTATTGCCTGAAGAGGCAAGAGCTATAGCAAATGCTGAAGCGGAATAGTATGGACACAAAAGAAATAGAAAAAAAACTAAAACAACTTAAAACAGATTACAAAACAGTATTCAACACAGACGAAGGTCAAAGAGTTTTGTCTGATCTTGAAAAACGATGCCATTTTTTGACTACCACAAATATAAAAGGTGATAGTCATGAAAGTGCATACTTAGAAGGACAACGCAGCGTCTTTCTATTTATTAAACAAATGCTGCTATCAAAGGAAACATAATGTCAAAAGAACAGATAACACAAGAAACTGTGCCTGTAGAAAAGACATCTACAGAAGCACAACCACAAGCAACACAAACAACTGTTGCTAATGCAGACACACCAATCTCTTCTACTACAACAGAGCAACCAACTGTTGCTAAAAGTTGGAAAGAAACAATTTCAGAAGAGTTTAGAAATGATCCAAACATACAAAAATTTACAGAAATAGATGCACTTGCAAAGTCATATATCAATGCAACTAAAATGATTGGACAAGATAAAATGGTTGTGCCAAATAATAATTTTACTGAGGATCAATGGAGTGATGCTTATAGTAAAATGGGTAGACCAGAAAGTGCTGATAAATATTCTTTAAATATAAAATCAGATGTAATTCCTTTTGAAGAAACTGCTATTAAGTCTTTTCAAGAACAAGCACATAAACTTGGTTTGAATAATCAACAAGCTCAAGGCGTTCTTGATTTTTATAAAAATACTACAGAGAGTTCTATACAACAATCCAAAGTAGATACAGAAACTGCTCAAGCTCAAGCTCAACAATCTTTGAGACAAGAGTGGGGTAGAGAATATGATGCAAATATTTCAAAAGCCAAATCATTAGCAAAAGCAAATGTAAGTCCTGAAGTTTTATTAATGGAACTAAAAGATGGAACTAGAGTAGGAGATCATCCTGAAATAGTAAAAGGCTTTGCAAAGATTGCTAATCTACTATCTGAAGATAAAATAGTTTCTACAGAAGCTGAAAACATGGATAGATCAACAGATATTCAACAAGAAATAGATCAGATAATGAATGATAAAACTGGTCCTTATTGGAATAAATCTCACCCAAATCACGATAAAACTGTGCAACAAGTGTATACTTTAAGGGAGATGTTGAGTGGAACCAAGTAATCATCTTAATGACAAAGAAATAAAACTTGAGGTTTTAAGGGTAGTTGTAGAGTCTGGTTCAATAAATCAAAAAGAAAACCCCTTGCCAATTTGTGAAAAGTATTATAATTGGATTATAGGTAAGACAATTCGTAAGAACCTTACTGGCAAGAAGGAATAGACTCTAGTCTAAAAGACTTAAAATCCAAGAGATGCCTGCGTAGGCGGATAACTTCTCTGATTGTTTTAAATAAATGATAACAATGGGAGACTAATATGTCATCACAAATAACTACAGCATTTGTCCAGCAGTATTCTGCTAACATTCAAATGTTGTCTCAACAAATGGGATCGTTATTAAGAGACAAAGTTCGTCTTGAATCTGTTGTCGGGAAAAATGCTTTCTTTGACCAAGTCGGGAAAGTAACTGCTGTTTTAAAAACTAGCAGACATTCAGACACTCCACAAATAGATACCCCCCACGCTAGAAGACGTGTCAGCTTGGCGGATTACGAATTTGCGGATTTAATAGATCAACAAGATAAAGTAAGACTCTTAATAGACCCGACATCTTCTTATGCTCAAGCTGCTGCTATGGCAATGGGTAGAGCTATGGATGATGTAGTAATATCGGCTGCCTTGGGAACTGCCTTTACTGGTGAAACAGGAAGTACATCTACTTCTTTACCAGCAGGACAGAAAATAGTTGAGTCAGGTACAGCAGGTTTAACTATTGCTAAATTAAGAACTACAAAAGAAAAGTTCGACTTAGCAAGTGTAGACCCATCAATACCGAGATTCATTATTGTATCTCCAAGACAAATCAACGATCTATTAGGAACTACTGAAGTTACGAGTAGCGATTTTAATACTGTCAAAGCATTGGCAAATGGTGAAATCAACTCGTTCTTAGGTTTTAACTTTATAGTATCA